GTAACATAGACCATGATCTATTACAATGTAGAGATGTACACTCATCATCTACACCCAGATCACCAAAGACATACTTCTCTATCTCTTCTTGTATAGAGATCTTTACATCTTCAAACTCTGGTAGGTTTAGTATTTCTTTATTAACAGTTGTAGTACCTTCTGCCTGTGGTACTCTTTCCCAATCTAATTTTAAAAGACGTTCATTAATATTGTCATAGTCAAGTGATCCTACTGTATTAATATACAGAGGGATCGCAAATAACGGATGGATCATAAAGGATATTCATCAAGAAAATCTGGACACATTAATGTTTCCACTAATCCTTTAGCAGATTTATTATGTTCGCAGAGTTTATTCATCCAAACTCTTTCATCTAAACTAACATCTCTTCCAAGTTTAATTCTGTAGCATAACTCAGAGAGACGCAATCTATAGTCTCTACTCAATGTCAAAATGATGCCTCCTCTAAACATACGTCACCTACACACTCAGTGTATGTTAATTCATCTTTGAAATAGGAATGGTATATCTTATCCCATATGATATCAAACTCATCTTGAGTGAGGTTCTTGAATAAACACTTGTCTTCTAAGTAGATGTGAAAACTTTTCATTTGTCTTGTTTGGATTGTTTCTTTGCTGCAGTCCATAACATATCTGTTATGTCAGGACTATAGTCGTTTCCTTTTTCTACCATATCATTATAAGTTTTATCTAACCACTCAGAGTTTGAATCCTGCGAAGGAGTCTCCTTTGACATCTTGTTTGATTCCTCCAATGACATAACTTTCGATCTCCGTTTCTTGAGGTGCGTTTTGTTGTCCTTTAGAATTAAGCCAATGCTCAGTCCAAGGTAAGGGATTGTTTCTTAAGGGTTGGTCATAGATAGGATCGAAACCAATCGCTTTCATTCTACGATTGGCAATCCATTCGACATAGTTATTTAACAGTCTTGCATTTAGACCTATCATAGATCCTTCTTTGAATAAGTAATCTGCCCATGCCTTCTCTTCGTTGACAGTGTTTCTAAACATGTCTTTGACAAAAGGTTTCTCTTCATGTGCTATCTCTTGCATCTCAGGATCATCTCCCTCTGCCCACTTCTTTAAGATCTGTTGTGTGATAACCAAGTGTTGACTTTCATCTCTACTGATAAGAGATAAGATCTTTGCTGAACCTTCCATAAGTTTGTTCTCGCCAAAAGCAAACGAACACGCAAAGGAAACATAGAAACGAATGCCTTCAAGGATGTTAACATTTGCTATTGCTCTATAGAGTTTACGTTTTAATTCTCTTCTATCAAGTGTACCTGCAGGATGTCCTTCTCTTGCAAACTTCCATGTATTACCAGAGTCATATGTGTGTGCTTCATTTACAAAATCATCATAGGATCTTGTGACTGACTCAGCACGTTGTAATATATTATCGTCTTTAATAATAGTATCAAATACATCTGAAGGATCTGAATAAACATTCTTAATGATGTATGTGTATGATCTACTATGAATCATTTCCATAAACTGCCATACATTAATGCAACCTTCTAACTCAGGTAGAGAACAGTATGGTGCAAATGCCATACCAGGTGCACGACCTTGTACAGAGTCAAGCATGATCTGATACTTCAAGTTAGAAGTAAAGATGTGCTTCTGCTCTGGTGTTAGTTGTTGGTAGTCACCACGATCTTTCTGTAGTGATACTTCTTCTGGTCTCCAGAAATAACCTAACTGTTGTTGTGTTAGTTTATCAAATACTGGATACTTATATGAATCATATCTTTGTACACCCAGAGGTTTACCAAAGAACATAGGTTGTTTTTTAGTATCGACTTCTTCAGTATTGAATACAGTCATCTGCTCTACAGGTTTAGATTGTACAGGACTCACAGTTTTCTTCCTCCAAGGTTAGTATGTCGTTTAGTAAGTTAGTTGTAGTTGGTACTGGAATTTCTTCTTCCTCACCATCTTTCTTAGCATCATATGTGTTCTGATAATATGAAGTCTTCCAACCATATTTGTATGTGGTCAAGAAGTCCATCGCCATCACTTGCATGGGTACTTCATTGTTCGGGTAGTTCTCAGGGTTATAACTCCAGTTTCCACTTATCGCTTGATCAAAAAATTTCTGCATAATAGCAGTCACTTTAATATATCCATCATTGTTATGCATATCCCACAGTAAAGTATAGTTATTCTTTAGTGTAGTATACGACGGAACAATCTGCTTAAGAGGTCCTTTCTTTGATTTCTTAATGGACAAGTAGTCGCGAGGCGGTTCGATTCCATTGGTAGCGTTTGACACAATGGAACTGCTCTCCGAAGGCATTTGTGCGGACAACGTGCTGTGCCTGAGTCCGTACTCAAGAATTCGTCCTCGTAAAAACTCCCAATCACATGAAAGGTCATTAGGTATGATTTCATCTACATCGTTCTTATATGTATCTATTGGAAGAATTCCATCAGCATATTTTGTCTTACCAAAATAACCGCAAGGTCCTTTCTCCATAGCAAGTTGATTAGATGCAGATAGTAATGCAAACTGGAATCTCTCAGTAAGTTTATGAACTAAATCAAATGCTTTTTGAGAGTCATACTTAGCACCATTCTTAGCAAGATAGTGTGCCAAACCAATATAACCTATACCTAATGATCTACGATTTTTTGTAGACTGTTCTGCTGCTATCACAGGATAGTCTTGATAGTCAATCAAAGCATCTAATCCTCTGACTGCAAGTTCACATAGTTCATCTAGTTCATCTAACTTTGTTAGTTTACCTACATTGATAGCAGATAGAATACACAAAGCAATCTCACCACTACCATCTATGTGCTGTAATGGTGTAGTAGGTAGAGTGATTTCCTGACAGAGATTACTCATACTAACTTTATCTTTAAATGAACTGTGACTATTGCAATGGTCAATGTTCATGATGTATAAACGACCTGTCTCTGCTCTCTCCTTCAATAGATCTAAGATAAGTTCTTGTGCACTGACCTTAGTCTTAGGAATAGAATCATCATTCTCATACTGAACATATAATTCATCGAATGCATCAGTACCAAAGGCATCATATAAACCTGGTACACTATGAGGTGAGAATAAAGTTATGTCTGCGTTCTCTGTAAACCTTTCATAGAAAAGTTTAGATATCTGTACACTATAGTCTAACTTTCTTACTCTATTATCTTCTGTTCCCTTGTTGTTCTTTAAAACAATTATGTCTTGGATTTCTTGGTGCCAGATGGGGAAGTGGACAGTCGCTGATCCACCTCTAATGCCATTCTGAGTGCAACATCTGACAGTACTTTCAAACTTTTTGAGGAAAGGTACAACCCCTGTGTGCTGTACTTCTCCACCCCTGATTTTAGCGTTGATCCCACGGATGCGACCTGCGTTGATACCGATGCCCGCCCTTTGTGCAACGTATTTGCCAATAGCCATGTCAGAACTAAAGATGCTATCGAGGGTGTCATCAACATCAACAAGAACACAGCTAGCAAATTGTCGAAGTGGAGTTCGCACCCCTCCCATGATAGGTGTGGGAATGTTGATTTTGTGTTTGCTGATTGCGTCGTAGTATCTTTTGACATATTTTAACCTATAAAACTTATCATCATCTTGGAAGAGTGTTGCAGCAATCATCATATACATGAACTGCGGTGTCTCGTATACCTCTCCTGTACTTCTATCCTGTACTAAGTATTTATCCACCACTTGTCTTATACCTGCATAGGTAAAGAGGTAATCCCTACCATGATCAATGTACTTATCAAGTTCGGTTATCTCTTCGTCAGTATAATTCTTAAGAATGTCTTTATCATATAAGTTTCTGTCTATACATGATTGTATATGATCTTTGAATACAGTAGGATGATCTGGGTGACCTCTATATACTTGTTTCCTTAAACTAAAAAGAAGTAGTCTTGCAGCAACATACTGATAGTTTGGTGAGTCCAAACTAATTAAATCATTAGCAGACCTGACTAAGATCTCCTGTATGTCTGAGGTTTTAATTCCATCAAAGAATTGTAGTCCACTGTTTATTTCTACAGCAGACTCAGAGACACCTGCAAGACCCTTGCAAGCGTGTTCAACAATGTGGTGAACTCTATTTAAGTCAAGAGGTGTTTTAGATCCATCTCTCTTGATTACGTTTATCTCCTGAGGAGTCATACTTTTTTCCAACTATTGAGTTTAAGTTTTGCTTCTATACCCTGATAGATGTTTGATTCTACCAGATTTTTTACATCATGTCCAGCTAATGACATATCATTTATGTCCTTTTGCTGAATATTACTTGGCCATATTACTACTTTGTCACCTCTATCGACGGACTTTGAGATCCTGTTGACGATTTCTCTATTACGAGGTTCGTTATCAAAAACCCAAATATAATCGCTCCAACCAAACGACCTGCAATCAATATCACTGCCAGCCATCGCAACCGAATTATCCAAGAAGAGCGAGTCGAAAGGTCCTTCGACGATAAAGATAGATTTTGTTTCATTGATTCTGTTAAGACCATATATTTTTGGTTCGTTCTCGTCCAACATCACAGTGATGTATCTAAGTCTGTCTCTTGGATCGAGGCTTCTGCCTTGGAAACCAAACCATCTATCTTTTCCTTCATCTCTTTTAATGAACGGTATGATGATTCTGCATTGATCACCATAGACTTGTGTGCTCGATGGTTTCTGTTGCTTAACCCAATTATAGAATCGTTCGGTGAAGAAGATTTCTTTGTGATATTTTTGAGGAATTTGTCTAGCATTTATATATTTTACTGCGGGGTGCTCTCTATTTAGATCAGCAATACTTTTAAGATCTCCATGTTTCTCAAACACAGGTTTCTTAAATTTTGGTTTGGGAACATACGATCCCTTACCTGTTGTGCCACTCTTATATCTCTCCATAATATATTCATCATGAAGGTCAGGAGCATTGTCCTTTAGAAAATTAGGCAAAGTTCTACCTACACCACAGTTGTGGCATTTGTATACCATGTCTTGTTTAAGCCTAAAAAAATACCCTCGTGCCTTGTTCTTATGCTTCTGTGAATCTCCACAGTAAGGGCAACGAAAGTTGTATAGGTCTGCTTTCTTCCTTGTAAACTTATCAAGTCTACCAGAAAGTAAAGTCACATAATGTGCATCAACGAACTCGTTCAATTTGTTGGACTGATAACTCACTCATCATACTCGTTTGTGTGTTATTTGTCAAGTTCTTCATAACTCTTAAACCTGGTACTGATATTAAAAAGGTTATAACTGCTAATCCTCCTGCTATAGTCCACATTTTTTTCTCCATCAATCTAAGTCTATCATCTACCTTCCTTATATCTCTCTCACATCCCCTCTTAATAGAATCGGTTTCTCTATCGACTGCTCTATGAAGACTATCAATCTTCTCAAATAATACTTCGTCTATCTTATCTTGCTTATCTAACTTCTCATTGTGCACAGCAAGAAGTTGCCCCATCTTTACAGAGTTTTCCTGTAGAGATAAAACAACTTTCTCCAGTCTTTCTAATATCGCAGTATTAACGTCTGTCATTACCTCGTTTCGTCTTGTTCTGCTCCTGCTCTCACTTGCTTCTTAAGATTCTGTGTCTTCAGTTGTAATTGTTTTTGCAACTGTTGCTTCTTAAGCATAATCTTTTTCTTTTCAATAGCAATTTTACCCATTGCCATTTGTTTTTTCATAGCATCTTCGCTACTTTCTGATTGGATGTTTCTCATCGCATCCATTCTCCTATCCATGAAATACTTTGCAGCATTTGCAGGTAGAATTCTTTCAATCTCAATACCAGACCTAAGGTTTGGCATGATACTCATACGTAATTTCATTTTAAGTTCAGCAGGTGAACTTGCAAATAGTACAGTCTCACCAACATTAGGAATCTTTACTTTATATTGGAATAGTCTACTCTTCATTTCAATACCCTCTTTCAATTTGTTACCAGGTGCTACAAGTTTTTTAGCATCCTTCTTCTTTATCTTACCACGAAAACGTTGAACAGGATCATAACCTGCAGTAGGACCTGAAGCACTATCTGCACCAGTATAACCAGTTGTCTGCATTTCTTCGTTCATAAGTTGTCTATCTCCTTTTGGATATCATCATCTATATCAAGGTCTGTAAGCATCCCTACAGGATATTTATTCAAATAGATTAATATAGTTTTGAGTATAGACCAATACTCCCTTTCTAATCTAAAGAATAGAAGGGGAGTAGCTGCCTCGCCAAAAACATTATAAAGTATAATCAGATGATTTATAATCAGGTGAGTTCTTAACGCACCACCTCTAACATAACGTTTAAGAAGTCGTTTCAAATACTTGAAACGTTTCATATCTTCATCAAAATCATCACGTGTGACACAGTGAGGATTCTCATAATGTTTGATAGCGAACAGAATGTAGGTCTCCTCATTCAGTTCGTCAAAAATCATTTATTAGGTTGTTGTAATTGTTTTGGTTGAACCAGAACCACCTGCACCGATAGTGTCGCCTAAGACGAATACCTTATCAGATGCTGTTGATGTATTTGCATCAACGATTGTTCCAGAAATTGTCTGAGCACCAATAGTATGTACCTTACTTGCAGCAGCACATGTGAATGTAAATTCAACACGGTTTACGTCTGTTTGTGCAGCAGCAGTTGCAGTAATAGATGCACTGTCTGTAGTGTTAGTAACTACAAGAGTAGCACCGTTAGTCACGTCAACTAATTCGTTGTATATAACGACAACAGTTCCAGTTGCAGCAGCTGCATATGTACTCTCTTCAAAG